CTCGCCCTGCTGCGAATTGATCAGATCATCATACTGCTTGTTTTCCTCTTCAGTCATGATGAGGTTGCCGCCAAGATACGGCTGTTCCGTCTCGGTTGTCGGCGTCGATGAAGATCCAGTGGTCGCAGCGGTTGTTTCGGCCTCGCCGCCACCACCATCACCACCGCTGCCCTCGCCGTAATTGGCGGCAAGCTGGTTCAGGCTGGAAGGCGAATTTTCAACGGCCTCCTGTTGCTGAACAGTCTGACCCGGCTGAGAAGCCTGCTCAGGTTGAACATCAGGGTTTCCTGACCAGTTATGGCCAATGTTGTGGATATGGCCCATCAAGTTTTTGAATAAACCGCCAAACGCATAACCGGGGACAGACCCGCTGTCCTCATACTTTTGGTGCATGGCATAAAGATCGGGCATTTCACCTTCTTTCGAATCCTGCACCGAGCCGCCCTGCGCATAACGCGGGCGGTTCCTCAATGCCGTCATCCACTGATCCAAGACATCCTGCGGCATCTCGTTCTCGACTGCCATCTTTTGGAAGTCCTCCAACGAGTACAGGCCCGGCTCAATCTCCTTGGCAAAGCCGGGCAACCGCTGGCCCGGCGTGACTTTGTAGAGCCCAGTGTTGTGGAGATCGTGTATATCCTTCCACTTTCCAGCTTTGATAAAGTCCTGAACGAACGGAAGGTATTCCTCCTTTGGGGCCATGTTCCCCTTGCCCTTGACCTGAATGATGTTTTCTTTGTTCATTTCTTTATAAACATCAGGGCGGTTCTCTCGCAGCCATTCGTAATAATCAATATGCCCACTTTCTTTAACCATTTTCTCCCAAAGGCCCGGCTCAATTTTATTGATGGCGTTTCCAAGGCCTTCGTACATCGGGTCTTTGCCAGTTTCGATAGTTACATGCGGGCGACCTTTGGAGTCGCGCAGCGAGAAGATGCGTGAACGTCCAGATTCGACATCGCCGCAATAGCCACCAACGCAATGGCCCATCATGTCGCCTTCGTACTTTAGGGCCGCTGCAAGAGCAGGATTATCATATGTTCCCGTCACACCTTGAAGGGCCTCGTATGGCGTGTCTCCTGCTTCCACATAATGATTGAACAGTTCCATTTCCTTGGCGGAAAGCGAACTCAACACTTCTTCGCTCACAGCAGTCGGCGGCTTTAGTTCAACCCACTTATATCCAGATTTGGGATACTCTTTGACCAGATGCGTGGCCTCATTGGTCGCGTTTTTGGCAAGCGCATTAGCGGCTGCTTCCTCACGCCACTTGTTGATCTTTGCCACCAGCTCGACAGCTTGCGGCACCGACACCTTGTCGAGCTTCTCGGGCGTCAGGCGCAAGTTAGGCGGTAAATCGCTGTCATGGCGAATGGCGTTCTTCAATTCATCGACAAGGTGGTTGAAACCCAAACCGGCTCTCATTGGAGATAGTTCATTGACTTCATAAACTGGAGTTTCGGGGTCCAGCTTTTCAAGCCAAGGATTATCGCCCTGTTTTGATTTTGAAAACCAATTTTGTTTTTGATAATCCTTTGCGGGGTCAGTGGTTAGAGCCCGGTCAGAAACATCTTCCCAAACTTTTGCGGCTTGAGATTGAGCAAGATTCTCTTGATTCGGTATATGCCTCCACGTTGGGTAGAGGTTTTTCTCCGGGTCAACATGGAGAATATCTTTTTCAGCCAGAAGTCGGATTGGGTCTTCAGGCGTAGCCATTTCATTGCGAATGTACTTATTGAGTTTTTTGTCGACCCAGTTGTCGATGGCGATGTCTTGATTGTTGCTCTGGATATAGCGGTTCGCGTTGGCCGCTTGCTGCGGATATTTAACAGGGTCAGATGCCTCAAGCGCCCAATGCTCGTTTGCCGCCAAAAGATCTTCCATCGGTGTGCCGGACTTGAGTCCTTGGGTTTCTTTTTCAATGCTGCCCTTGATCCAGTTCCCACCCTTTGGCTTCACCGCCATGCCGAGCATGGCCTCGCCTTCGTTCAGGGCAGGGCCGACCGCGTGGCTCAAGCCGAGGCTGCTGGTCATCGGCATCATAGCGGCATTGAGCAGGCGTCCGCCGCCTTCGTCCGAATAGAAATAATCGGGAGGAAGCTGTCCCTCGTATGCCTGCCGAGCCAACACGAACGGATCTGTCACACTATGCACAAGCCCCTGTGCAGCAGATGAAATCCCACTCGCCAGCTTCTCTGGTGAGTTTTCCATGTACTCTCGGGCGCGAGGCCCGACACCCTCTTCGATGGCTTCCTCCGGCGTCGTCCATGCTTCGGCTAACCGGCGCGATGTGATCGGACCACCATCCGCGTAACCCGGTGCGCAGCCGCAGTCAGTAGATCCACCCTCAGCATACTTCTGATGCAGGGCGTAGAGGTCGTCCATGCCGCCATCGCCGGACACCGAGCCGCCTTCGGCAAAGCCATACAGGCCGCGCCGAGCTTCGCCGCGCTGGATGCTCTCAAGCATGCGCTCGTTCAAGGGCTGTACTCTACGCTGCTCTTCAAACAGCTTGCGCCAAGTGTCGCGTCCCGTTTGATCAAGCGAGAATGGATGAACGGTCATTGGCGGCTTGGGCTTGTCTGGATTTTTTGGATTTGGACGCTCAACGTTATAGGCGGCCATCGCCCGATCAGTGACATCAGGAGCAGCATGATGGCGATGCACCAAAGGCGTGTCGGCATAGTAAATGCCGGGCGTGTCGCCCGTATATGTGAAGTGATCAAAGAACTTGTTTGCCTCTTCGCGCGAAACAGCAAACAGTTTTGGGTCCAACTCCACCAGACGGCCACCGATCATGTTACCGGGGGCCATCATGAACTTGGGGCTGGTCGCGGCAACTCGAAGTTGCCCAACTTCAGGGAAACCCTGTTTTACAAATCCGTCCTTTTCCATACCCTTGATCACAGCAGCACGCATTTTGCCGCTGACCTCGGGATTGTTGAGCATAAAGTCTCGTGCCGCATCTATGTTTTCAAAGCCGGGGAAATCAGAAAAAACCTTGCGAATCCTGTCTTTGTCTTTTGGCGTTGAGCCAAACAAACCAGACTTCAGTTTTTCATTTGCTTCTTTCAGGAACTTGTCGGGGATCGGAGACGCTTCAACCGCCGACAGGTAAGTGTCCATAAAGTTTTTGGCGCTGTCGATAGCGCGCGGACCCATCGGCGCAGGCGTTCCAAGAACAGGCAGATCGCGCTTAATGGCGTTCTGAATAGCTGGATCAGTTAAAATCTTTTTTTCAAGCATTTCGGCATGCTCAGGCGCGTTGGCCCAAACAGTAAACCTGTTGGGCTCACGCATGTAGTCAAAACCAGCATGAATGTCGCTAGCGCGAGCAAGAGCCCTCAGATCGTCCTGTGGGCCATAGCCGCGCAGGCGTACCCAGTCAGACAAATCACCGCCTAGCGTAATCATCGGACTGTCGCGGCGCTCGCGAATGACTTCTTCCCACGGCTTCTCGACGATGGGCTTGAGTTCATGGCTATAGGGGATCGTGTCGGCGACGCGGCCTAGTTCCTCAAGCGGGACGCTTGGCTTGGTGTTGAAGTAATTACGGCCAGAGCCATACTCCATGCCACCCTTCGTAATGTAGGTGTCGGCGATCTCGCGGCCCTTGGCGGCAAGCTCGGGATGCTCGGACGCTGGCGACGCCACACGGCCATAGGCATCGACGAGGCGATCCAGATCGTCGCCGCTCATGCCCTCGCCTGCGCGCGGGTCGAACTCTCGGCGCACATCGGACAGCGTCAGATTGCGCTTGGGCGCAGCCTTCTCGATGTCGCCCATAGCCGCAATGACATTCGCCGCAGGCCGCTCGCCGGTCAGTCCAGCCTGAATGACGCGCCGGGCTGTCATGCCAAGCGGAGCGCCCATCATGTTGCCCGTTATATCAACAACCTTCGGGACGGCCATGCGGACGCTGTCGATGGTCGGATCGCGGTAGAGCGGCAGAACGCCCGGCTGCTGGATCAGGGGTAGCGAGTTGCCCTCAGCATCCAACGCCATCGGTCCTGCATCGGTCTGGACCCAGCGCGCAGCCTTGGCTGGCGTGATGTAGCCTTGCGGGGCCTCAAGCTCATCGCCGGAATATCGCGCGGTTGCTCGACGCTCAGCCTCAAGACGTTCTTCAAGGCGAGCGCGGCGCTCTTCAATGTTGGATGGGCCGTAAGTGTCTTCGTCAAATAAACCACCCTCAGCATAGGTCGGCTGGCTCACTTGCTGCCGCCTGCGGCGATAGGCGGTCGCGTTCTTGGCCGCACCAAGAAGCTCAGCAGGCGTCCATTCGTTGATGTCGCGCATTTCCCCGCTATCGAGCTTGATCCGCATGTAGGGAGCGGGAGGCATCGACGGGTATGGCGTAAATGTTTCCGATGACAACGGGGTCTGAGCGCCGGGGATCGTGCGCTGGATCGGAGGAACCTCGGGCTCGATGACGCGGATCTCACCCCTCGGCTGGCGAGGAGCCTCAGCAGCCCGGTCAGCCTGCGGCGCAGGGCGAGCGGCAGGCTCAGGCTCTTCCTCGGGCTTGCGCTCGCGCTGAAGCTTCATGCTGGCCTTGTCGGCGCGGAAGAAGTCGGCGGCGTTTTCAGGGTCGCCCCAATTCACCGTGTCGCCCTCGACGACCTTCTGGCCGGTCGATTGGTAGTCCTCGCCCTTCAGCATGTTGAGCAGGCGCTCGCGCAGGCTCGGCACCGAGCCGCCCTCGGCGAACTGGCGCTGGATGCCGCCATTGATTTGCAAGTCTCGGCGCTGCGGGTCGTACATCCCTTGGATGTTCCAGCCCTCGCCGCCAGTGCCAAGGCCATACGAGCGGTGACCGCCCGGCCCTTGCTGAAGGATCGCCTGCAAGCGCATGCCAGCGTCGCGAGGGTCGATGTTCAGGCTGAACGTATGCTGCGGTGCGGTATGGGGCTGCATGGGGCGAGACTGCTGGTAGCCGACCGGCCCGACATTGACGCCGACGCCGTAGCCCGCAGGCTTGCCCTCTTCGTCGCCCGACAGCCGGGCCATCAGCGACAGCATGTCCTTGCGCAGGCCGACCGATCCGGTGGCCTGCCCCATATCCTCGCCCGCCCCGGCGATCAGGGTGGATGGCGCATCGATGGGCTTGGTGAGTTGCGCTTTCGCATCGCTCAGGCGCTTCGGCTGTTCAGCAGCGAACGCCGCCTCAAGCTGAGCCATCAGTTCGCGATAGTCGGAAGCGTCGTCAGCCATGAGCCCTCACACTGCGTATGGGTTGACGCGCTCAACCTTCGGGCGAACGTCATCAACGTCTTTCGCGCGTGGCAGCTCAAACCATCCAGAGTCCTTCAGGAAGATGACGGCCTGTGTGAACGTGTCCACATAGTCGTCATGCTCAGCGACTGGGAACTTGGATAGCTGGCGGATGAAGCCGCCAGCCCAGCTAACCGGATGCCCCTTATTCTTACCCGACTCGGGTATCCAGAGCAAGCCAAGCTCCAGAGTCGGCGCGGCCTGATGGGCTCGGCTGACCTTGTCGGCCTTGCCGGGATTGTAGCCGATGACCGGGACGCGGGCGAGGCGCATGTCTTGGATCAGGCTCTGGCCGCTGGCCTTGGCCTCGACCAGCACCCGGTCGGGGCGCTTGGCCCGGCTGTAGGGGCTGTCCTTGGTCATGCCGCCATACTCGGTCTGCCAGTCCTTGATCGCGCGGGTGCGCAGATCTGGATAGGACAGGTGGTCGTCCCATGCGTCGATCAGCATGGCGTTGCGCTCGCCTTCATGGGTGAAGACCGCCCAGACCGTGCAAGCGGTCGGGTCGCCGGTCGTCTTCTCGGTGAAGGCGCAGTCATAGGACTGGACGATGTACTCGAAGGGCGGGAGACCCTTGTCGGCTGGCCAGAGCTGGAACTGGCTGGTGTCGAGAATGCCGCCCTCGGCAGGGCTCGGCTCCTGCTGGAGCTGGCCTGCGGTGCCGTAGGCACCAAGGCTATGCTTGAGGTTGGTGATCTCCTTCTCGCCGAAGCGGTCGGGGCAGATCAGCTCGCCTTGCTTGCGCCGAGGGTCGTATACGCCGAGCAGGCTGCGGCGTACCTTCCCGTCCCACTCGGCGGGGATGCAGACATGCTCCCAGCCGCCCTGTTCGAGGATGACGCCGGAAACATCACGCTCATGCAGGCGCTGCATGACCGTGACCATTGCGTCGCGTTTGGGGTCATTCAGGCGGCTCGACCAGACTTGATTGAACCAATCAACGGTCGATTCGCGGATGGCGTCGCTCTGGGCGTCCTTGGCGGAATGGGGATCGTCGAGGATCAGGCGGGAGCCGCCCTCGCCGGTCGCCGTGCCGCCGACGCTCGTGGCGATGCGGTAGCCGTTGCGGGTCGTCTCGAAGCGCTGCTTGGCGTTCTGATCGCCAGCAAGCTGGAACAGGTGCCCCCATCGTTCCTGATACCAAGGCGACTGGATCAGCCGCCGAGCGGCGAGGTTGTCGCGGATCGAGAGGCTGCTGGAGTAGGACGCGCAAAGGTAGCGCTGGTGGGGAGCGGTGATCAGCTCCCAGCATGGCCACGCCACGCTGATGATGGTGGACTTGGAATGGCGAGGCGGGATGTTCACCAGCAGGCGCAGGATCTCGCCCGCCGTCACGGCCTCCAGATGCTCGCAGATCGCCTCGATGTGCCAGCCGGGCACAAAGGCGATCCCCGGCTCCAGAACGTGCCACGCCTGCTTCACGAACTCGTAGAGCGAGGCGCTCGCAGCCCGGCGCGAGACCTCTCGCTCGACCATCTCCTTCATGACATCGCGCGAGAGGGGAGCGTTCATTCTGACGCCTTCCCGAGCAGGGCCTGCATTGTCGCCAGCTCGGCGTCGCTCAGGCCGCGCAGATCGACCGCAGCGAGCTGTACGGGACCGCCTCCGGCGCCCGTGACCTCGGTCTGCGTCTTGTCGCCATAAACGCGGGGAGCCATCTTCATGGCCAGCCATTGGGCTGTCGAGATCTTGACCTTCTGAGAGTTGACGTTCTCCTCGGTCGTCTCGTCGGCGAGCGCCATAATCTTGTCAACGAAGACCTCGGCCATCCCTTCACGCGCGCGCGCGCACCGTGTCGCGAAGTCGGGGCGAGCGTCCATCCACCGATAGATCGTCGCCCGATCAGGAATGTGCGCGTCAGCGCAGATCTTGAGCATGCTCTCACCATGTATCATCCGATGGATAATCTCATCAGCGATTGCATCGTCGAAGCCCTGCGTGACGCGTTTTTTGATAGATTTAACAGTCACTTAGATTCCTCTGCATACTTCCCAAGAGGCGTATGTTCGAACCCTTGGATCGCCGACATATACAGATCGAAGATGCTGGTCTCCTCATCCCTTTGCGACTGGGGCTTTTTCCTCGCTGAAATCACCTTTTTGAGGATTTTGACATCAAACCCATTCCCTTTCGCTTCCTTGTAAATCTCTGATATATCTAATGAAATTGCAGATTTTTCATCCTCCATCCGTTCAATTCTCTCGACTACGGACACGATTTGGCTGTTGCTGATCATCGCTGGCTCCCCTCAATCAATCGGGCATGTCGCCCTCAAGATTTGTCTCGCAGATGCTGATTCGAGTCAAACGCCCCAGAAGTCCGGGAGAAAATACACCGAGAAAATTTTTTCGCAAAATCGATGAAATGCTGTAGACAGACGAATAAAGTTCGTTTAGATGTATGTTCATGGTCGCTGATGACCTGACTGATTGATATGGAGACTGACATGACCAAGATACTCAACGTGACCACTGGCCCCGCCAACGAACTGTTCCCCGGCTACAAGGGCTTTGTCGTTGTCGCCGAGACCCCCAAGGGCGAAGTGTTCATCCACGAGCGCAGCGACCTTTCTCTGGCCCAGTGCAAGCGCCTTGCTGATCGCATTCAGGCCGCTGGCGAGATTAATGAAAGCCGTTGGATTTTCTGGCGCACTGTTTACGGCTCCGATGCCTTTCTCGCAGAAGAGGCAGACGTTCACTTCATCCTCGGCGGCGGCGGTCGTTACGAAGATCTCCCCGATAGCCTTCGCTCTCTCGCTTAATCCAACGGGGGCTTCGGCCCCCACCACCCAACCTGATGGAGATTGATATGCTTAAGTTTGGCACTGAAACCGGATCTCTCGTGAACCATGTCATGTCCGCTTCCAAGGGGATTGCGCCCATCGCTGGCGAGGCTGCGACAGTCCTCCACTGGTCTGACCGCGACCCAGCCACTGTCACCGACTGGGACGCGGCCAAGCAGATCGTCACCGTGCGCGAGGACGATGCGACCTGCACCGACTTCGACCAGCAGACCTATACCTTCAGCCGCTGCGACCGTGGCGCTACATGGCACTTCAAGCGCGAGAAGAACGGCTCATGGGTTCAGGTGTTCCTGAACCGCACCACTGGCCGCTGGATCAAGTCCAAGGGCGCAGGCCTGATCATTGGTCGTCGCGAAAAATATCGCGATCCGAGCTTCTGACCAATGGGGGTTTCGGCCCCCATCCACCTCACTTCATGGAGATTGATATGCTTAAGCAAGTCCAGACCAAAAAAACCAGCATCATCGGCGTCATGCGCAGCGCGCCGTTTGTCAGGGGCTTCAAGGAGGCGCGCAAGGGTGAACCCATGCAGTATGACCTCTACGAGTTCGAGACGAACAGTCGCTGGGATTATGAGCGGGGCAGGCTATTTGGCCTGATCTTCGACGGCCCCTTGAAAGTCGGCAAAGCCGTCAACCGGGGCGCTGTGCTGTATCTCGCGATGGCGATGGACAGAAAGGAAATCATCTGAAGTTATCCACAGGAAGGTGTGCGAATTTTTTTCGTACACCGCTTGACTGACGAATTATGTTCGTCTAGTGTGTGTGCATGGTCGCTGATGACCTGATGGAGATTGATATGCCCCTGTTCATCGAAAACGAAGCCGCCTACGAAGCCGCCATCGAGCGCAACATCGCGAACAATCGCCGCAAGACCGGCGCTCGCAAGTTCGCTGCGATGTTCGAGGACGCTGACGCCATCATCGAGTTCGTCGAGAGCCGCGTGTCCGACGAACAGGTCGCCCACTTCGCTCGCACCAGCCACGGCAAGGAGGACGCCTCCTTCATCGACGCCTGCTGGGCTGGCCTTCAGACCTTCGGTGGCCTCACCGAGAAGCAAGGTCTGGCGGTGCGCGGCATCCTCGCCAAGAACGCCGAGCGCAAGGCCCAGTATCGCGCCGAAGCCCTGAGCAAGGTCCATGTTGGCACGGTCGGCGAGCGCCGTGACTTCGACCTGACGGTCAAGTTCGTGACGTACTTCGACACCCAGTGGGGCACCACATGGGTCTTCGTGATGGAAGACGCTGACGGCAATGTCGTCGTCTACAAGGGCTCGGGGCACCTCTACAATGCCGATGGGCAGAGCGCGACCAAAGGCGACAAGGTCGTCGTCAAGGCCAGCATCAAGGAGCATAGCGAGCGCGATGGCGTGAAGCAGACGATCATCGCCCGCCCCAAGCAGAAGATCTGAGGGGCTTCGGCCCCTCCCACCCTCAACCCGATGGAGATTGATATGACCCTCGAAATCACCCGCCAAGATATCCGTGACGCCTTTGACTATTCCCGTCCTGTTGGCTCTCGCGAGCCCACAGAGGCCGATCTCGACCACTTCGTCGAGCTGGCCCATGACTGGTGGCGCAAGGGCGTCTACGAGATCTCGCAGGACAAGCGCGACGAGATCGTCGATTTCATCCTGTTCCCAGAGCGCCACGAGGAATGAAGTTATCCACAGACAGGGGTGCGAATTTTTTTCGCACCCCACTTGCAAACGAAAAAAGTTCGTGTACGATGAATCCACGGTCGAGATAGAGACCGCAACCTGATGGAGATTGATATGACCGCCAACACCACCGCCGCCGTCGAAGTTTACCTCACCGCCAAGGCTCAGTTCGACGCCGCCGAAGACGTTCTCAAAGCCGCCAAGAAAGATGTCTGCGACATCGTCGGCGGCTACGGCTTCCTCGAAGGCCAGACCGCCGACCTCGACATCGCCTTGCAGGCCCGCAAGTCCATCAGCGAGAAGCTGCTGCTGGATCTGGGCCTGACGCAGGCGCAGATCGACTCCTGCAAAGTCGAGGGCGGGGCCTTCCCGGTCGTCCGCATCAAGGCCAAGAAGGTTCGCAAGGCCGCTTAATCACCAACCGGGGGCTGCGGCCCCCACCAACCCCACCGAATGGAGAATTGATATGTACTACGTTGTTCCCAAAGACCGCTCCATCATCAAGAGCCTGAAGTCTTTTGAGTGCCTGTATGAGGCCCGCCAATTCGCTGACGCCACCAAAAGCGAGACCGGCGAGAATTATGATGTGATCCGCATGGACCGCGTCTGGACCACCCAGACGTTCGACGAGGCCCACCTCGCCTCGCTCGATATTCCTCACATGGCTCGCGATTAATATCCCAAGGGGAGAGGGAAACCTCTCCCCTGTCACATCCCACGGAGATCCCCGATGTATTACCTGATCGACAATGACTCTGACCTCAGCTTCGCCCAGCAGATCGCCATCGCTGACGTATTCGTGTGGATCGATGCAGCCATCAACTCGGCCAACCGCCGTTCCGCCGAGACCGGCCACAGTTGGGAGGTCGTCGAGATCCGCAACGTCTACACCGTTCAGAAAACCGCCGAATAAAAAGTCACTGGTGAAAACTCTCTCTTTTCAGGGGAGAGTTTTCTACCGGAAATGGAGATTGATATGCAGAAACTCATCGACGATTACCGCGCCAACCCCACGGACATGAACGCCTTGAAGCTGGCCCATCACGCCAAAAAGCATCCCAAAGCCACCGCAGCCCTGCCAATGGTCGAGGCTGTTCAGGTGGAGCGGGCGCAGCAACAGATTGCGCCACACATCGAAAAACTGAACGCGCTTGTCCTTGGTGAGGTGCTGAGATGAGCCATCCCGTCCACACCTCTCGCATCCAGCCTGACGGCTGCTATGAGATCTATTACTTCGACCGCCTGATCGGCTGGGTGCGCAAGGGAACGATGACCAGCGCGCACAAGCCCAAGACGATCTGGCGAGCCCTGTCGGTTCATGGCGACCTACGTCATGAACGATCCTTGGCCTCAGCCCGAGCCGCACTGCTGGAGATGATCCATTGAACGCCGAGACCCTGAAATCAATCATGCTAGACCTTGAGTTTAACACCCAAGATCTGTCGCTGCTCATGGGCGTCACGAGGCGAGCCGTCCAGCTCTGGACCTCTGGCCGCAACCCCATCCCGCAGCCCGTGGCCCTGCTGCTTCTTGCGCTGGCTGAGAACCGCCTGACGCTCGAATGGATCGTCGAGCGCCTCCCACCCATCCCGGCGACAGTAGACGCCGCCTGAGAGCCTCCCAGAGCCCCTAGAACGGCATTGGATCGTTCAGGGGCTCCTTGCTGTCTGCAATCCCGTCAAGCGGGTCTGTGACCCTTGTACGGGTCTTGTAGACCATCGCGCCGGGGAAGACTTCCTTCGCCTTCGACAGCTCCGGGAATCCATCGAGCAGATGGGCGATCTCATCGAGCGTGTAGATTTTGACGTACCGCCCATTCGCCATCACAGCCCGAGCCTCATTCCCGCCCCTCACAAGGGCGTAGACCTCGCCATGCTGCCCGACGCACTCCCATACCTCCGGGGACAGCTTTGTGACTCCAGCGGCCTCCGCAGCTCGATCTAGGGCCTTCCACGCCACGATCATCCTTCTGGTCTCGCGCCTGACCGCCTCAAGGTCGCCATGCCAGATCGCTTGGTTCACGAGATAGCGCTGCCTGTCGAACTTCTCCCGCAGCTCCTTCGCCACCAAAGTGCGGAGGCGATCTGCGCCCCACTTCCTCTCCATCTCAATCGCCACGAGGTCGAGGTCATCGATCTCCTCCTGCCCTGCGATGTACGTCCCCGGCGTGAGCTGCCATGCCGGGAAGTTCGACGGCTTGCTCGCCGCCACTGCGCCCTGATTCTTAACCTTCGCCATATCTGCCCATCTCCGATTTGCCAGATCCGTAGATCTCGCTGATTTCCAAATCCATCATAAGCGTGAGAACCCAGTTCGCGATGACCGGATGATGCTCAGTCAGAAGCTTCAGATCCTTGTTCCTCGCCATCCGACCAGCCTTGTACCCGAGCTGCCAAAGATTCTTCGGACCCTTCGCATACCTGATGACCTTCAGGGACTGCCACCCATGTTTCGACCATCCCTCGACCCGATAGATGAACCACTCATCCCGATCCCCAAGCTTCGTCTCATCATCCCGCATGACGAGCTTGCGGCCTCCGACAACCCTCTTCTGCTTCACCTCAGCCTTAACGTCATCCATCTCAATCTCCTTCCGTGTCACGGGGCAAAGCCCCTCAAAAGCGGACGCGCGACCGTAAGGGAGCGCTTCCGCGCCTTACCCCTACCTTACTAATGTTAGTAGGGGGGCTGCTTCCGCAAAACGACTTCCGCAAAAAAGTCGTTTGTTTTCAATGACTTGCAAATCGACTTCCGGGACTTCCGGGAGACTTCCGCAAGCGACTTCCGCAACTTTATCGTTTGTTTTCAGGGGCTTGGCGACCGACTTCCGGTAACCTTCCGAGACTTCCGGTAGACTTCCGGTCCCGCAATTTCCTTGGCGAGAACGTCCCCAAGCTGGCTCATGTCCATCTTGTCGCCCACATCGTTGATCGTCTCATCGACCATCTCGACCGGTGCTGCGAAGGAGTTGAGATCGGCATGATGAAGGCCGGGGACCGTGATGTTGATCTGGTAGCCCATCCACTCGAACTTCCGCAGGCCCTTGAAGTGCATCTTGATGTGGATCTCCTTGCCGTTCGACAGGACGCGCTTGTGGGGGCGGGTGACATGGAAAACTCTGCAAGTCTTCCCGTTTTCGTTGACGACCCTCTCACGGTCCTTGAAGAAGTACGCCGTCCGATCCATCGCGACATTGAAGACGCCGGTCATCCGCTTGTGCGTGGCGTTGATTCTGACGCCATAGCTGGCGTACCAGCACGAGTTCGCGAGCATGGCGAAGATGTTGCTGCTGAGCTGGTGAACATCCGAGATCTCGCGGCGATGCTCCATGAACAGGCTCATCAGCGCCTCGGGCAGCAGCCACTGCTTCCGAGGGACGAAGTCAGGGTTCTTCTTCCCCACCTTCATGTAGCCGATGGACAGCTCCTTGAGGGCGCGGCATGTGCCATCAGGCAGCAGCTCGACATGCCAAGAGAACGGCTTGCGCAATCTTGGCTTGTGCGAATCGACGTAATACATCACCAGATTGTAGATGTCGTTATCGGTCTTCTGGATGTAAGAGGCCTGCTTAACCTTTTGAAAATACAGGAGTTTTGGCGTTATTGTCCTTTTTTCTAGGCCGGGGATGCCCCTCTCGACATCCGCATTGATCCAGTGAGCCATCCCAAATGAGGGGCGGGACGCCATCCAGTCAGAATTGATTGACCCCGCCTGAAAAAACGCCTTGCTCCCGATGATCTGACCGCCGATTTTTGAATAGAGGTCGAACGCATTGCGGTCGTCTTTCTTCAACATTTCCAGATACATAAAGTAACTGTCCATCTTGTCGAGAAGATCGTCAAAGTGCGTGAACACCCCATAATTTGAATCTTCATCATAGCTGTCGGGTTCATGTATCTTCTGAACCTTCGGGGCGGGTTCAGGGGCAGGCTCCGGGACAGGCTCCGGGACAGGCGCCTGAACCTCGACGACAGGGATGGCCACCTCGATCTGGGCTTCGCGCTTGAACGCGCGGTCCCACTTGCTGCGAACGATGTCCTTGATTTTGTTGTATATTTCAACGATGCTCATGCTTCTCTCCTCTCAGTCAATCGAACCTGTAACCTTCAGGCCCTTCAGTTTTGAACTCTTGTCGCGGACTTCAACGCTCAGCACGTTGTTCATCAGCCATTCTTCCAGCAGCTTGACGCCAAGGGGCTCCTTGATGCCCCACTGCTTCTCCAGCAGGCGGGGGCCATAGCGACCCTCCTTCTGGGTGTTTGGATAGGTTGACCACGGCTTGCCTGCCGACCAAGCCGTCCCGATGTCGCGCAGGATAAGCCGCAGGATCGCCTTCTCGGGGAACTGGTCCTTGGTCTTCGTGTTCTCGCCAAAATTGGCCTCCTTGCCCTTCCCGATGGCCACCAGCGAAGTCGCTGGCGTGATGTAGCCCGCATCCACTGACCTCAGCTCGAACTCTTGAGACCAGCCGTCAGCAGCCGACTTGATCTTCTTGGCGGTGATCTGGCCAAAGCTCTGGCCCTCTTCGCGCTCGACGCTGATCAGGACATCCGCCGCGCCATCGAAAACCGTGGAGCCGCGCAGATTGCCCGCGCGGGAGGTATGATGGACGCCCATGACGGTGGTGTCGAAGGCCTCGCGAACCATGTCGCAGGCCTTGATGAACAGCGTCATATCCTTCTGGAGGTTCTCATCGACGCCGGGGATGACGCGGGAGACCGTATCGACGACGACCAGCACTGGGCTGATGCCCTCCTTCTTGGCGACCCATGCGACCGCCTTCAGCAGCTTGTTGACATCGTCCGGGCTCAGGAAGTTCAGGGCCTGCCTGATCATGTAGAAGGGCGCGTTGTCGTCCTTGACCTGATGATGGGTCTCCCATGCCCCGATGCGGAACTTGGCGTCTGACGAGCCCTCTGAGCTGATGTAGATCACCGGGCCGGTCTTATGGATCTTGCGCCCCCACCACTCCTGCATGCCGTAGGCGATGCTGAGCGCCATGTCCTTGACGATGAACGTCTTCCCGCAGCCGGGAGGCCCGAAGGTGATCCCGAAGCTCTTCTCGATCACGAGCCCCTCGACCAAATACTTCGGATCGGGGAGGCGTCGGATTTCCGACAGGCTGAGAACCTCAAGCTCTGGCGGCGCTGGTTCGCTGAATATCTCGCCCGTCTCAGGATCGAACCTGATCTGTTCTGCGGCGGGCTGCTGAGGGCGCGGGCTTTCGTACCCCTGCGGCTTCTCTGGCGGTCCTGCATTGGCATGCAGCTCGACCTTGCCATCCCATTGCGAGAAGGCTGTGTGGAGCTTCTGGCGCATCAGGGATATGCCCCGGCCCTCGCGCTCCAGCAGATCCTCTTGAGACGCGCCGGGGACCGACAGCCGGGATTTGACATGCCTGACGTACAGCACGAACAGCGTCTCGGCGATCTGCTCGATCTCGGTGTTGCCGGGCTTGATCGGGGTCTGCCTGCGCTCATCGACGACGCGCGCCCAGACCAATCTGGTCATGTAGTCTTCGCGGCCATCGACCAGCATGCCGAACATGTTCGTCGAATGTTCAGGGGTCGGCGTCGAGATTTTCCCGGCAACCCCAAAACCTACAGAATTTTGAGATAGGTTTCGAGATCCCCCATAAGCCTCGACCAACTTGTCGATTTCGATGCAGAGCCATGCCGGAGCCTCGACGATGCCGATCTCCCACGGCTCCATGCCAGCGTCCCACTGGTAGAGCCGCCCACTCTCATGCCGGGAAGGGGGAAGGACAGCAAAGCCGCCCTCGCCCCTGATATCGACGCCTGCGCCTGTCTTGCATGTGGGCGGGTTCCAACCTTCAGGCGCCCGAAACAGGATCTGCTTACCACCGCCCCCGGTCGTCTGCTGAGCCGTCTCCAGCTCACCGGCTGTGCGGCGCATCTCAAGGATGCCAACCCACCAAGCCATCGCTGACGGGTTTTTGTGGGTGTCAAGATCGACGACAAAGATGCCACCTGAAGCCTTGCCGGTGATCAGGCCGATGTTCGATCTGCCAGAGTGCTGGCCGTGAGAGCCATACCAGCCCTCAAAAATGTCGTCAGACGCCAGAGCGCCCTCCAGATCCCGCCATGCAGCGAGCGCTGGCCGCTTCCAGCTCTTGTCTTCTCTGGGCTCCTTGGCAGGCACCGCCTGCAACCCAAGCGACCTATAGAACCGGGCATATTCC